GATCAGGCAACAGCAGTATCATTAACTTTTACAGCAAATAGATGGCAGTTTGCATCAGCAGCTGAGGGCTTAGGAGTAGCTGGAGTTATTAATGGATTTGCAGTACAGAAATCACATAGAGCTATGGTCTATAGAAAAGCTACATCAGGAGCATTAGCTGGTACATACATATGGCAACGTATTGGAACAGATGGTTATGGAAAAAGACCAACTGGAGTAACAACATTTGATCCTGATACAATGTTATCAGCTTATGGAAGAACTTGGGTATCAGGCTTAACAGAAAATAAACATACTCTTTTCTTTTCAAAGTTATTAGATCCAAGTAATTTCGTAGATGCCGGCTCAGGTGTATTAGATATAAGTAGTGTTGTAGGTAATGGTGATGAGATAGTAGGGCTAGCACAACATAATGGATTCTTAATTATATTCTGTAAAGAAAACATATTAATATATTCAGGTGCTGATGATCCTACCACAATGACATTAGTTGATACAATAGAAGGAGTAGGATGTGTATCTAGGGACTCTATACAAGCCACTGGTACAGACTTAATCTATTTATCGAAGTCAGGTATTAGATCTCTTAAGAGAGTGGTTCAAGAGAAGTCTTTACCTATGAGAGAATTGTCTTTAAATATTAGAGAAGACATTGTAGACTACTTAGCAGTTGAACCAAACTTTGATAATATTAAGTCAGTTTACTATGAGAAGGAAGCATTTTATTTATTAACCTTCCCTGCCTCTAAGATTATGATTTATGTAGATTTAAGAACAGCTCTACCTAATGGCGCAGCTAGGATAACTACTTGGTCCTTAGATGATGGAAGTATGTTTACTAGCTTTACAGCAACAGAAGACAGAAAGTTATATATAGGAGTTACTGGTGGTATAGGAAATTATTCTGGATATAGGGATAATACTGATACATATCAACTTGTTTATAAATCTCCATTCTCTGATGTAGGTGGTGGAGTATCTAAGAAGTTCTTAAAGCGAGCTAAGTTACTAGTTATTGGTTCTGGTACTCAGGACTTTACCTTTCAGTATGGGTATGACTATACACTTAATCCTAGAACAGTAGTACTATCAAGAGATTTAGGTACAGGCGTATATGCTAAATTTGCTAGTACTACATCATTATATGCAGTAAGTAAATATTCTTCAGTAGGGATTGGTGTACAAGAGGTAAAAGTTCCTTTAGGAGGACATGGTGAAACATTTGCATTTGGAATAGTAGCAACAATTGACAATGAGAATGTAAGTATTCAAAAAATAGATTTATTTTTAAAAATAGGGAAGAGTTCATAATGACTGATTATACAAAGACAACAAACTTTTTAGCAAAGGATTCTTTACCAGATTCTGATACAGCTAAGATTATTAGAGGATCAGAGTTTGATACAGAATTTAATAGCTTAGTAACAGCTGTAGCAAGTAAAGCAAATACTTTATCTCCAGTATTAACTGGAACTCCAGCAGGTCCTACAGCGACCTCTACAACAAATACAACACAGCTAGCAACAACAGCTTACGTAACAACAGCAGTAGGGGCTTCATTTCCTACAGGTGGTATTATTTTATGGTCAGGAGCAGAGGCTGCAATTCCTTCAGGATGGATACTTTGTAATGGTTCAGGTGGATCACCAGATTTAAGAGATAGATTTGTTGTAGGTGCAGGAACTACTTATGCTGTAAATGCTACTGGTGGTAGTGCAAATGCTGTAGCAGTAAACCATACTCATACAGGAAGTGTAACAGATCCTGGACATGCTCACGCAATTCTTTATCAGTCTACTGTAGCTGGAGGTGCTTATGGTTCATCAACTTCTGGAACTTCATCAGGAACAACAACAGATTCTAACACAACTGGTATATCAATAACAGTAAACCCATTAACTGGAGAAGCAGGTACTAATAAGAACTTACCTCCATACTTTGCACTATGTTATATTTATAAAACTTAAAGTATGACACCAGAAGATATCGCAAGATATGAAAAGAAGTCTAATAGTAAGTTTGATGATACTAATTTAATAGATAATGAACATGGTTTTATGAGTTGGAAGGTAGATGGAGATCACTTTGTTTGTCTTAGTGCTTATGGTGATGGTGTATACTGGGATAAGTATATGAATGAGTTAGCAAAGCAGTTGGGGTGTACAAAGATATTAACTAGTACAGAAAGAAAGAGCTACAAGGCATATGTAAGGAAGTATAATTTTAAATTAGTAGGATACATTTTAGAGAAAGGGGTGGTTTAATTATGAGTGGATTTATAGGTAAATTAACAGGATCAACAAAGGCTGCTAAGCAGGCAGATGAACGTTATCGTGCCGCTGCTGATAGAGCAGTATATAATCCCTGGGATGTCAGTGGTTCTTACTATGGTGATGCCTCCTTTAATAAGGATGCAAAAACAGCTAGTTACAACTTATCTCCAGAGCTTATTAAGCTACGTGATATGTTTATGGGAGAGTCCTTTAATATTGGAGAAGATGCGGCTTCGGCTGCAGCTGATGCTGACAAAGTAAAAGGATTTGGTAGAGACTTAGTTAATGATGCTATTGGTGGTAGTATTGCAGATTCAGCTACAGGCTACTATAATGATATACAAAGTATTATGGCTCCTCAACGAACACGAGACCAACTAAGCTTATCTTCTAATCTATTTAACTCAGGTAGATCAGGAGTAGGTATATCTGAAGGTACTGGTGGGTATCTTAATCCAGAAAGAACAGAGTACTTAACTAGTTTGAATAGAGAAAATAGTCAGATGGCTTATGATTCTTATGGTAGAGCTAGAGATGAACAACGTGGTGATATAAACTATGGTTTAGGATTATCAGGAGCAGCGGATCAACTTAGAAGTAATCCATTTACTCAAGCTAATCAGATGTTTGCTTTAGGACAAGGAGTAGAGAATGTTGGTATGACACCATTTAATCAGGGTATTCAATTAGGTACTAGTTCAATACCAGGACAACAGATGCAACAAGCAGGATATAATATGGGTACAGCCGCTAGGTTTGGTGCTGACCAAGCTAACGTTGGTATGTTTACAAACTTACTAGCTTCAGGTGCTAATGCTTATGGTGGAGGAAGTTCATTTGGTGGAAGTAGTGGTGGTTCTTATGGTATGCCTGGTTCAGGTACACCTTCTTATGGTACATCAGCTTATTGGGGAGGAAGATAATGGCTATGACACTAGATAAACTATTTAACTTTGATGAACAGACATTAGCTCGTCAGGTTATGAATGAAAGAAAGTATGCTCAAACGGCAGCTAATGATAAGAATGGCTGGGGTAATACAGTAGCAGGGTTTAGTAGACTAACAGATAATGTAGTAGGTCCTGGAGGAGCTCTAGGTGTTAAAGACCCTATACTTGAAGAGAAAGCTTTAGTAGAAACTGCTTTTGCTAATGCTCAGAATAACTTAACTCCAGAAGAATTAGCTGATCCTACTGTACTATATACTAAGATGTTAGGAGAACTACAGAATGTAGGAGCTCCTGCTAAGTATACAATGGGTTTATCTAAAATGATAGAAGAACAAAAGAATGCTACTCTTACAGCAGAAGGGAATGCTTCTTTTAAACAATGGACAGCACAAAATGCACAAGATACAGCACGTATAAATCAAGCAATTAAGATAGAAAAACGAAAAGAAAGAAAAGAACAAGAGTATAATAAAAATATGAAAACAACAGGCTTAGGTGGTGATAGAGCTTTGAATGATTATATTCTTGCAGCTTTTCCTGATATTAATGGTCCAGCTAAAACTAAGTTATTTAATCAATTAAAAACAGAAGCCTCTGAACTTTATCGTAATGGTAGTATAACAGTCCAAGAAGCTCTTGCTAAAGTGTCTAGTACTATAAAAGAAAGGTTTGACTTTGATGATAGTTTCTTTGGAGATACATTAACTGAGAAAACTCCTGTGAATGTCCAAGAAGAAACAAAGACAAACTCAGATGAGTTAAGTAAGTTATTAGAACGTTACAAAGATACAAGAAAATAAGGAATAATTAATGGCTGTTAGTATTGAACGACTAACCAATATGTTGGGTCAAGCACATACTGCTGGTGATGTAGAGGGAGCTACCTTTCTTGCTAATGCAATACGTGACTTTACTCCTCCTGCGGTTCCTCAAGAACAGAGAGATGAAGCTGGTATAGAAAATATACCCTATGCTGGAGCACCTCTACGTGTACTTTCTCACCCTATTGTATATGAAGGAGGAGCTTTAGCTAGTGTAATAGCTAATACTCCTGAATTTCTAGGTAGGATACCTACTCAGACTTTTTTTAGTTCTTTTAACTATTTCTCAGGTAATAAAAAAGATAATTTTGAAATACAATATTCTAAAAATGTTGCTGAAGGCTTAGCAAATAAAATTAGAGACTTTAAAGAAACAGGTCAAGAGATTCCTCTTGATCTCATAAAAGATTTTAAACATTATGATACCATAGGTAGAAATGGAATCTCATGGAAACAAGCTTCTGAAAGAGGTAAAATACAAACTGATAAAATAGTAGAAGAGTATTTAGAAAAGGGAGCTCTGTCAGATAATATTGTTAATCTAGCTATTGATACCTTTATACCAGAAAACCCAGAAACAAAAAAGAAAGTTCTTGGTGCTATTGAAGCATTTAAAAATGACATAGCCAAAAGTGATATTATTCCTTCAGAAAGTACTATAATAGATGAATCAATATTAGGGAGAGCATTACAAGGATTTGGTAAGCTTATAGAGGTTGGTTCGTCAGGACTACAAGTATTAGGTGTTCCTAAAGATGATGCAGATCAAATAGCAGCATTAGCTTCTCTTAAAGCTGCTCCTACATTTTCTAGGGTTGTAAAAGGTGCTAAGAGTAGGGTAGGATATACTGATGCTGTAAACAAAGTATATGGTGATGTACTAAGAGTTCCATTACTTAAGTCAGATAAAAAGAAAGCAGAACAAACAGTAGCAAAACTACAAACAGAACTTGAAGCATATAAAGAAAAGAATAAAGAAGGACTTAGTGATAGTAAAATGGCTGATTGGAATGGACTTACAGCCGAGGTTGCTAAACGAGAAAAAGTTATACAAGAGGCTACTGAAACATTTAATATGCAACAGTATAACTTTATGGGTGGTCAGAAGGCAGGAAGTGCCCTTATGCCTGACTTTGCAGAAGCTACCCTACAAGATTTATATGAATATCAAAAAGAAGCAGCTACTAATATTCTTTCAAAGCAAGGTTCAATTAGAAAACCACTATTTAGTTTAAAGAATGATAAAGCAGGACTCGAAGGGTTTAAAGAAATAACTGCTAAGGTTGCTGGTGGAGATAAGAAAGTTGATATGACTACAGGTGGTAATATCTTCATGAGAATGCAGAATTTATTTGGTAAAGTTAATGGGTTTACTAAAGAAAGACAAATGGTACCAGAAACAATTAGGCAATATAATGAAGTAGTTGATGTACTAGAAGGAACAGCATCTAAGAATATTAAATTGACTAAAGAACAAACTTTGCTAAAAGAGTTCTTTGAACAGTTACAAAAAGAAGACTTACTCTTAACTAAAAAACTACAGAAAGAAGGAATCATAGATCCTTTAATAAAGACAGAAGCTAACTTCTTTCCTAGAAAGTTTGTACAAGTGAAAAAAACTTGGCAAGAAAACATCTTTGGTGATAGATTTAGAATTAACTTAGGTGATAGA